GCTGTTGGTCCGCTGCCATCTTCTGCTGTTCAATCTGCTGCTTGGCCTCGTCGGCTTGCTGCTTCCGCTGAACTTCGGACTCCCGAATTCCAAGCTCGCGTTCCCGCTGCTGGATAATCGGATCTTGCTGCTGCTCGGCCTGTTGCTGTGCCTGTTGCTGTTGCTGTTTCTTGCCAGTCATCTGATCGGCGGCTTCGGCAACCAAGCTACTGAGCCTCTTCTCGACATCTTCGGGTAACGGCTGACCGACCGGAGGCATCGGAACACCCAGCTCTTCCTCTATCTGTCTACGGAAGATAAAGGCCAGATGCTCCCTGACATGTGCATCAAGTGCACCCATGACCGCACCGCCAGCAGGACTATTCTGAACTTCCTGCGCCATCTGCGGATCACTTTTCAATACCATATGGACACGCATGTGAGCATCGTGATCCTGGTATTCATATGCCTTAACAGGTGACATCGTAAGTATATCTTGGTTTTCGCTGACCGGATCTTTCGGAGGTACCTCATCCGTATCGGGAACAACCTTGTCGGCATTTGGAATACCAATCAATTCCATCATCTGCCTGTGCAGAAGTGGCATATCGTAGAGATTCGGTGCCTGAGCTGCTAGTTGCAGGGCGGCTTGGTATTGCATGATCCGTTGTGCCATGCTGGACGCATTGGGGTCCGAAACAGGCACAACATCAATACGATCATCAAAGTCTTCAACTTTTATGGACTCCCCTTCGTCGGTCTCATAAGGATACTTCGGGTCCGTGTAATCACGAATAATTTCGGCCAGAATCTTATATTCTTGTTTCAGGCTTGCATGAATTCGCGCCTGAATCGCGGACTGGACCTTCATGGCCCGCTCCATGATTGCAAGAGTGGTTCCAACCGGAGCCTCTTGATTCATGTCCGCTATTTTCATATCGGCCATGGACGCAAATCTGCGTCCTTCTTCCACGATGTTACCCAGTAATTGGTAAAGAACCGAAGAAGGTTCCTTATAAGGAAGGAAGGTGATGTTGTCACGAATCGCCCCTCCCGGCACATCAACGTCTCTGAATTCTCCCGGCATAATCGGCGTATCATCGCCCTTGATTCTCAGCCCACGGGTCTTCAGCCCTCCTGGCAAATTCGATAATGTGCCCGCATCAACAAGTTGACGCAGTAAACTCGTAGCGGATTTTGCCAACCCGCCGATCATATGAATCAATCCAAGATTGTAAAATCCGATTCCAGGAACGTATCCGTAATGTACGAAGTGTTGTTTCTTTATTCGATGTGGATCGTCTTCGGTCCAGTTCCTGTAAATCGACAATATAGTGCTATTTCCCTTCTCTATCGTAATGACATACGGGAGGGCAACACCGTCGCCGTCCTCAAATCCAGGCAGATCCAGATCAACGTGCATTTCGAGAAGCTGGTGCCGCTCGTCCTTATCCCAGGACGGCTTCACGCCTCCGATATCTAAATATTTATCTGTTACTATGTCTTCTTCGATATGGGAGGGCGTTAGTTCGACATCACGGTAGAACCCGCTTACCTGAAGCTTCCTGATTTGATTGGTGCTCCTATTCATTACATGAGTGTACCGCTCCGCCTGCGCCAGATCAGCCTCATTGTACGAAACGACAAAATCCTCCGCCGGAACGAACATCGAAGTAGGTCTGCCCAGGGATGGATCAAAATAGATTTTACGAAATGCAGAGCCAGCCAGCGGTAAACTGAAAAGAAGCTTCTCCGTTTCAGACCTGTATTCAGTCATAACTTCAAGAAGCTGATAGTTCAGATATTGCTGAACCCGTTTCGACTGCTTCTCCCTTTCAGGACTGAAGGTGCCCCAAACATGACACTTGACCGGACCCTGGGCTGGCATGATCTCCTGAATCGTTTGACTCTGGAATCTCACTACCGCCTCGGATAGCATTGGATGGAATACCCCACACGCTCCGGCCCATGGTGTCGTGCGGTCTTCTATCTCCAGACCAAGCTGGTCAAGACCCTGCTCATACGTTTGTTCCCAGTCGGATCTGCTGCTTCTATCCGCATCAAACTTGGAAATGAGATCCAGTGCAATAGATCGCAATTCGTCATCTTCTATATATTCGGCAAGATTCGACTCGAACCTCTCATCGACATCACCTTCCGGTGCCATCGGATCAAAATCAATTTCGACGCCGCCATCATCCAGTTCGGTTACCAGAGACTCCGGTGAGGCCATCTCCTCTTCTGCAAGCATGAGTCCTTCTGGACCCATATCAAAATCGTCTCCGCCGAAAAAAGGATCTAGTGATTTATCTACTGCCACGGATCATCCTTCTCATAACATGAAGTACACACAATGAAATACTATAACCCCAGGGTCAACAATCAGTAGTAGTCAGCCTTACGCATCGGAAGTAGATCACCCATGGGTTCGTCGCTCTCTATAGAAATAAAACCACCCTGCCTAAAACGCAAAAGTGCCTGTGTGGAAGAATCCACCAGATCATCATGGTCTCCGGTAGGAAATGCGGCAAACTCTTCAATCACCTTTTCCGCCCATCTTTTTTTTGGTGCCCACACATGACCGGAAGAAAATAAATCGGAAACGGCATTTACCCTGGCTATCTTATCCCTTCCTCTGCTGGGAACATACTCTCCTACCGGAATCCCCATCCGTCGTAATTCAAAGATCAACGGCGTACCCGCCGCCTTCGCCTCCACGATAAAGGCATCGGGCTTGTATTCCTTGTACATCTCATACGCACGGACCTTGAGATCGGGAAACTCAAGACGTTCTTCGAGCGCATCCAGCAAAATAATGTTCGTTATTTTGTTTTCATCTGTAAATACACCCCATGTCGTACATGCACTGTAGTCTGCGGTTTCCTTTGCAAGAAACGCAGTATCCCAGGACTGTATGACAAATTCACACTCGGGAGGATCTTTCTCTTCCCACTCCTTCCACCACTCCCGTTTGATGATCGCGCCTTCTTCGGAAGTCGGATCTTGCTGATACTGGGCAGTCCACTTGCCGATAGGGAGTTCCGCCTTCAATGCTTCGAGCTGATCTAACGGCCAGAACCCAGGCCACAAAGGTTTTCCGCTGGGAAGGATGGCAGGAAACTCAATTACCTCCCACTCATCCGCACCACCTCTTTCGACTGATGCCTTGATGATACTTCCGGTCAGATCCTTCTTGGACCATCTGGTCATCACCAGACATATCGCCCCACCAGGCTGCAATCTCTGACGAGGGCCGGATGTGTACCATTCATATGTACGATCATATACGGACGGATCATTAAGAGCAGCTTCCTGCTCAGAATGCGGGTCATCGACAATCAAAATGTCCGCGCCCTTACCAGTAACAGCACCACCAACCCCGATAGCGAAGTAATCGCCACCCTTGTTCGTGTTCCAACGTCCCGCAGCTTTCGAGTCCGCACTCAGGGCAACGCCCGGAAATATCTCAGCGTAGTCGCCGGAGCCAACAAGGTTACGAACCTTACGACCGAACCCCACCGCAAGCTCTGCCGTGTGAGCAGTCTGAATAACCTTGCGATCAGGAAACTTTCCCAGATACCAGGCGGGAAACAGATGTGACGCGAATTCCGACTTTGTATGCCTGGGGGGCATATTCACGATCAGCCTCTTGAGACTCCCTTCCGCAATACGATTGAATGCGTCCGACATGGTTTTGTGATGTGAACCTTCGATAAATGCGGGCCACACCTCCCTGACGAAAGTCAGGAAATCCTGCTGTGATGCAACTCTTGTCTTCGCAGTAGAAAGTCTATCGACGATCTCAAGTATTTCTTTTTTATCAGCTTCCGCGAAAGAATTCAGATTCTGCTGTATCGTGGATATGTCCACTAATTACCCTCTCTGCATATGTCGATTACACTACTAACTAACTGATGCCACCTTTTGCTTCCAGGGTTATAACCTAACTCGGAAAGATACTCTTCCAAAATATTATCGGCAGTTTTTCCTACAAATTTCACTTTGCCGTTGCTATGACGAGCATAATGTTTTGGATAATCCTTGAGAAGCTTATCAGACTTGTACCCCAGGATGACATAATTTCTCCCACGCATTCCAGCGGCTTTGTAGGCATCAACAGCATCTGCCAAAACGTAGAGAAGTTTCTGATCCATATTATCTATATAAGTAATCTAGACTTAGATATCTAGTCTAGATTATCTAGATGTATTATCTAACTTGAAAAGAAAAATAGATTATCAAGTTAGATAATATGGTGCCATCGAAAATGGGTGGTCGGTAACAGAAATTACAAAATTTGCTTATCGAATGACCAAAACAGTGTTTTATACAACCGGAAACCCTCAGCCTGCAGCGGGGGGGGCCGGGGGCACTCCCCACCCAACAACTCGCAACCTAGACAACTCGACAACCTTTACAACCGTACCCCCTATACAACCTCCGCAACAAACTCCAGGCTCCCAATCACCTCGTGGTACGGAATCCCTAACATTTCCGCTCTCCCCTCCTTCGTCGGTACGGCGTAAATCTCATGAATTCCTAGTAAGAGAAGGGAGGATGGTTAATCCATTATTCTAGCTTCTAGGAGCCAATCATGAGCAACACCGATGCAGTGTCCAACTGGGTCAAGCTTTGCGTAGACAATGCCTTCGAGAACGAGTTCACTCTCCTCGAACTCCACGAGTACATCGACGGTGCCGTGCGTGCCAAGTATGAACTCCTTCGGGATGACTATGTCGGCAGGAACCCTAACCTAGCCGTCGGTGATGACCCCGATGTTATCCGAGTCAACATCACTTCGGCTACCCGTAGGTTCGAGGTCAACCCCGCGATGCGGAAAGCCATGTGGATCGAAGCTCTGACCTACTTGGTCTCCGAGGGAATACATCTCTGTACCGAGGGGATGCCGAGTGCGATAGAGCAAGAGAGTGCTCTAGACCTTGAAGCCTCTGACAGGCTCGCAAGGGCTAATCGGGGTCGCACTGTAGTTAAGGATGATCTGCCGTTCTAGATCATAACGGAGCGCATGGCGTAGCAGGGGCCACCTCGAAGCGTCGAGGTTCATCCTAATCTCCCTTGCTAGAGGGTTCGACTCCCTCCGCTCCAATTGTATTAACCGTAATCACGTTCAACACAAGGCTACATCATGAACATGTGGGTCCTCTTACTACCAACCATCGTAGGCTGCGTACTCGCCACCATACTCCTCATTGAAGAGCCGATCAGGGCTTGGGTCAAGGCGTACCGAGAGGAACGTCGGTGGCTGGCTACCGGTGAGATGACCACCGAGGAGGCCGAGGACTATGCCTTCGAGTGTCAAGAGGATCGCGACGAGGAAGCCTACTGGGACGGGCTAATCGAATCCGGGAGACTCGACCCGGAAACTGGTGAACTCAGATAACACTCCACGATTACAACCCGTTACAACCCATCAAGAATAGAGAGACCCTCTAATCTTTAGTTTTAGTAACCCTTGTCCCACATGTAATACGGTCAACACAAGGAGACCATCATGTTTACACCCACCGAATGGATCATCGCTTTGATCATCTCACTATCCTGCGGGATACTCTGGTACCTAGCCGACCTCTACGACGCACGGTGGGCTAGTAAACATATGGGCTACTCCAAGGATGAGTGGGAAGGATTCATTGCCCGGTATGGCTATAGCCGTAAACAAATACAAAACATCTGTAGCTATTATGGATGGGACTTTCCCAAGAACGACGAAGCATGGACCGAGATGGAAGCAAGGATGTCGCTCGACCTTGCAGAGGCCAGTATGTGCCACTGCTCAGAAGACCATGAAGCTCTCTGCGACTTCGTAATAGACGGCAAAGGCTTGGGTCATTGGGTGCGAGCAGACACCTCAACAGAAGTAACCCCACCACGGTTAGGAGAAATAGCATGAACGAGGTTACAGATTATCAACTGTACTCAGGTGCAGTAT